CCTTTTCGAGGTCGTTGGAGGCCTCTACGGTGCCCGTGGATGTGGCATTCAGGTCGGCCGCCTCTGTGGAGCCCGGAGCTGGCGTAGAGCCATCGGTGGGCGCGGCTGCGTTCTGGGCGACCTCAATAGGATCGACCGGGGCCGGATCAGTGGTTTCGTTGGTCACGTCGTCTGTCATGGGTAGTTCCTTTCAGGGTTCATGGGGACTATGAAAACCATCTAGGGCGCGGAAGGGTCCTTGATGTTACGATCAGGCCACGGTCTAATTTTCTGCGCAGAAAATCAGATCGTGACCTGACAGATTGGGTCAGCAGTATCTCCTCCGACTTACACGGAAGCCACCCCCGAAGCGGGGGCTGACCCAATGCCTGATTTTTACAGGATGTCGGTCGGCGAGTTGGGCAGCGAGACGGTCGCGGTGCCGAAGGTGCCGGTGAGCTGGTCGAACAGCACGTCGCCTTCAAGGTCCACGGTGCCCCACGTGTTCGCGATCAGGGAGATCGCCTTCGAAGGCGAGAGCTTCACGAGCGGGAACTCGATTGTCCAGTTGGGGCCGATGTCGTTGGTGCCGACGAACTTGACCGCACCGTAGATCACGGGCGTGCCCAAAATCTCGATGCTGTCCGGGGTCGGCGACGGTCCGCCGGTCGGGATACCGAGCATGGCGAAGCCCATGTTGCGCGCGGTGATTTCTTCCATCTGCATCACCAGCGAGCCGCTGATCTCGATGACGGCGGTGAAGTCCTTCACACGCACACCGGTTCGCGAAGAGTAGTGGTCGAGGTTCGTCACCTTGGCCTGAAACTCAAACTGAGGAACGTTGCCGCAGTCTACGAAGGCGCTCTCGCCGAGCAGCTTGATGCTGACGATGCCTTTACCGACATAGTAGTTGCCGATGTTGGGGGAGAGCAGCGAGCCTTCGATGTACTCGGTGCCAAGAGCGTTCTGGTTTCCGGCCATGGGTGATCTCCGTTATCGTTCTCGTTTAGCGCCGGACAGTGAATTCCCAGAGGCAATTCACCCCGGCGGGGGCAGTCATCTTCGGCTTGCACGTCAGCGGCAGAATTTCTAGGACTACCGGAACGGCCCCCATGGGCTGTACGAACGTAACGAGCGCATCCAATTCATCATCCGGCGGGACCTCCATTACGAGGCCGGTCGTCGGATCAAGAGGCGACATGACGATCTTGCGATCAGTCGGGTTAGCCAATTCGCTTGCCTGCTCACGCGGGTTGAACTCAATGATCGCGATAACGCACGGGCGATCAGTTGGGCTCGTAGAGACCCGTCGAAGAACCGCTGGCATGCCGAAATACTTGATCAGCTCGTCTGCGGTCCCCTGCATAGCAGGATAGTTAAATCCGGTGGTCATTCTATCTTATCCCTGTCTCGGAACAACTGGCAATTACCGCACGACGGTTCGGTTGCCGCCAGCGTTGCGGAGCTGCGCTACAAGCCGGTCTACAATGGGGAAAGTCGCGAAGAAGCCGAGCCCGAACTTGGTGTCATAGGTGTTGACGGTTTCGAGAGGGCCGACCTTCTTGGTGACCGAAGACAGCACTCCGCCAGCGCTCACGATGTTCGGATCGTAGTCGGGTTGGAGCACTGTGCCGCCCAGAACTCGATACGCCAGCTCCGCACAAGCCATTTGAATTTGCTTGGGGATGCCGTTGACGGTGTCGCCGTTCAAGTCGATGCAGCCTTGGCGCGGCCATTCGGTGGTCTGGGTAGTCGTGGTCGGCGTGAGATAGTTCATGCCCACGACCGCGTATGGTGTGAGCCAGCTCTGGAAGAACACAGCGTTCGCATCCATGACCGACGTGCCGATGGACTGCAAGAGCTTGATGCCCTTCCAGCGATAGCGGTGGTCGAGATAATCGGTGCCCTGCACGATGGCCTGCTGGATTTGAAGATCAGTCACGCCTACGGGGATCACGTACCCGCGCGAGCCGCAATATTTGTAGAAGAAGGCTTCCGTGATGTACGCGTTCGCGCCATCGGTCTCCAGCACATACGAAGTGTCGCTCGCGTTCAACCCGGTGCTCCACTGGATTTGTCCGCCAGCGGGCCAGTCGGCGAGGTTCGCATTGAGCGTGTTGATCGAGAAGTGTTCGCTGTCGATGACTTGGACCACGGTGAAGGGGCAGCCGACAACCTGATCGAACGCGCCCTGTTCAAGATCGGTACCGTCGTCGGGGATGCCGGTGAACACGCCTGTGTCGCCGACCGAGATGATCTGCGACGGCGACGGCGAGGGATCGAGTGTGAGTTGCACAACCGTTCCGGTCTCGTCTTGCACTGAGAAGACATACGTGGTCATCGCCGTTACCCGTGGTTGCTGGCTTGGATGTCGAACAAGAACTGCTCTTGCCAAGGTCCATTGTTGAGAGTGCCGCTTACGCCGAGCAACTGGTACTCTGTGGCGAGCGTCGTGTTCGAAAGGTAGGACATCCAATCAGCGGCATTGTCATTCATGTTCCACGTCTGCGCCGTGCCGACATCGACCCACGCACCATTGACCATGGCCTGCAATTGCCAGACGCCTTCGTTGCCACCGCCGCCGCTGGTCATCGGGAGAATACCCTGCAAGATGACAGTCTCGGAGAACGTGAAGCTGATGGTGCAGCCTGCCACGTTACCATCGCTCGGATACCATGCGTTTGTGCCGCCGGTCTGGCCCTCGGTGCCGCTCATGGAGACTTCGATGCCGTTGCTGCCGTTCACTGTGAAGCCGGTGGCTACGACGGTGACCAAGCTCTCACGCGCGCCGCGTTCGAACTGGTTGCCGCTGATGGTGAAGTCGATCTCGGTCCATTGCGACGGGGTCGAACTGGTCGTGCCACCCGTGCCGAGCAAGCGATAATACTTATACGCGGTGGTGTTCGTGAAGCTTGCGGCGAAGGTCGTCGAAGATGTCGGCGCGAGACCGGTCGCAAGCGTCGTCCACGTCGAACCATCCGGCGAACCTTGGAACGAATAAACGTCCGTACCGAAGTTGGCGTCCTTGGTGATCGAGAAGCCAGTGATGACACGCGACATGTTCGCGATCTCGAAGATGATCGCAGTACCGGAGACAGCGGTCGAAGGCTGATTTGTCCAGTGCCCCGAACTATCGACGAGGTCCTGTACCGCGCCACTGTAATCGCCCATGGTCGAAGTGACCGTGAAAATTTGATCGCGGTAGCCGTTACCGCCGACGTTCGCGGTGCTATAGGTGTTCGTGACAGGATTGGTGGGGCCGGAATTCTCGGACGCCGCGATCCGCGCCAACCGGTTCTTGCGCGCATAGTAAAGGGCCGCTTGAAGCGGCCCATTACTTTTCCATTTTTCAAGAACCGGCTTAGACATGGAGCGCCACCTGATCTAGGGGCGGCGCGTTAGGCCGCCGTTACGAGCTTGCCGCCCATGACAGGACGGGTCGGCCGGGTCTGGCCGGTGCCTCGGCGGTTGTTGCGCTCCATGGTCTGGTCGATCTGCGGGCGAGCCGTTACCGGGTCGTTCGCATCGATCAGGCCAGCACGCACCTGAGACTGCCGCACCTGAGCCGCGAGATGGTCCTTGATCGCCTGAGCCGGAGTGACCTTCGGATACTGGCGTTCGTGGTCATCATGTGCGCGCTGGAGACGCTGTTGGCAACGGGTCACTTCCTGACCAGCTTCCGAGTGCGCCTTCTGGGCAGCGGCGAGGTTGTTCTGGGCATCGACAACGCGTCGATCCAAAATCTCCCGCATGCGTTCCGTGCTGATCTCGGCGGAGCCAGTGGCTGTTTCGTTGGTGGTTTCAGCCGCGACGACGCGAGTGTTCTTGATAGTCGTGTTCTTGTCGGCCTTCTCGCCTACCATCCGCGCGAAGCCGGGGTCGGCTGCGTTGATGTCGTCACGTGTGATCGTGGCGTCGTCGGCGAGACCTTGAACGATGTCCAGAGCCGGGGCTCCGTCTTCCGTCCAGTTGGCGTCATCGGTGATGTCGAGACCTTCGAGAATTTCCTTGATAGCTGCTTTAGTCGTGGACATGAGTACCTCGGGGGCTGGTGGTGAAAAATTCCAATCGGGAGGGGATGCGAAGTCCCCTCCCGACGATCTGCTTACGCGAACCAAAGTGTCCCCCTCTTATCCGCGCCAGCAAACCATTTGTTAGGAGAGCTGACCGGACGTGCTTGCTGCCTTCACGAAAGCCGCGCCATGCTTGGCGAGGCCCGCGAAGATAACGGCGGTCGTGGTCGAAAGCCGGGTCGCTTGTGCGGTCAGGAACGCCTGCCGCTGATCGTCGTGCCGCAGCTCGGCGAACTTGGCGTGCCGCTGGTGCGAGTTGTACTCGCGCGGGCTCGCACCGGTCTGGCCACTCGTGTTGAGCGTCGGGCTGAGGTCGCTGCCTTTGTTGTTATCGGGCATGTGCATGTTCCTTGTCAGATAGAGAAAGAGCCCGCCCGGGTGCCGAGCGGGCTCTTGATATTCAGGTTACCAGCGTGAGCGATTAGCTCTCGCGGGTGATCAGGCGAGCAAGCTTGATCTGCTTGCGCTCCGGGAACACGCGCACCCACGAATGGGAGTAGGCGAGGTTGTTCGCGGTAGCCGCGTTGGTGGGGCCACCCTCGTAAGACGGCGAGCCGACGTAGGCATGGCCGACCGGATGGATGCACCATTCGACGCGGTTGTAGAGAACATCCGAGCCAGCGCCGTTGCCCTGCGAGGGGAAGCGGAAGACTTCGGTCGGGACGATGGGGGTGCCGACGCCAAGACGGAAGGCGGCGGGGCCAACGAGCCACGTGTGATAGATGCCGGTCGCGGTGGCCGAACCGTTCGTGCTGTCGCCAGCGGGGTTTGGCATACCGTCGTCCACGATCACTCGCCGACCAAGGAACGTCGGGATATTGATCTTCCCTTCGCTGTCGGGAATGAAGTCGATCAGGTTGTTCTTCTGGGCGGTCGAGTACACGATGCTGTGCATGAACACGGCGGTCACGTCCTCGGCGGCGTCGCCAAGCAGGGTCGCGGTGTCGATGAAGGCAGACGCGGAGAAGTTGGTCACGCCAGCCGAGAAGGACACACCCGAGATGTCATGGGTGAGGTCGTTCGTGCTGCCGTAGCCAGCGTTCATGCCGACGTTGCCGGACCGGCCCAGCGAGGGGTCGTTCAAGGCGTTGTTCGCGAAGATGCCGTTCGCAACGGCCACGACGGCGCGCTGGAGACGACGGACCCAGTAGTCGGAGACGCGCGAGGCAATCGACTGCATCGGGTCAGCGCCAGCAAGGGCGGTGGCCAGACGCATCGTGCTCCACGAGCTGTTGCGCGAGAGGCGCACAGCAACTTCGGCCGAGGTCTGAGTGATGTTCGGGGTAGACAGGGTGTTCGGGTCATCCGAAGAGATGTTCTCCGCCGGATCGCCGATGTCCTGCCAAGACGGGACCGTGAAGGTCAGGCCGCCACCAGCAAGCAAGTTATCGAGGAAGTCGTCGCGGGCTGCGACGCCGCTCTGGACGATGGCGGTCTTCTCCATCGTGAGCTGTTGGGTGTACGGCGTGAAAACCGCCGGGACGATAACGTCGCTGATCTGGGTGGAAACGTTGGTCATGATACTCTCCGGTAAAGGGGATGGGCTCGGTGTCTAAGCCGCGACCCCCGTCCCCATGGAGAGAAGTCATTGCTTCAAATTGTGTCGCAAGACTACACGATGAAATTCAGATCAACAACTGGGAATTATAAGCAAGCGAATGCGTATCGCTAAATTGCGAGAAACGCTTGCACTGTAGATGTTTCCTGCGCTACCGAACTAATTTAGATAGCGCGAAGGGTAGTTCCTCGATCATTGGAAGCAAACGCGATCTAGGTTCTTTCGTTCGGGCCGAGGCTCATAGAAGCCCTTGCCGCCGTAGATGTCTTTCACGCTCTTGAAGAACTCGGTATAGAGCGGAGCAATGGCTTCATTGGAGAACTTCATGCCCCACGTGCGGCATGTGTGTGCGCGGATTTTGTGGACGTGGCGCACAGCCCATTCGAACTGCTCCATGGTGTTGCAGCGGTAGCCAGTCGAGCCGTGCTTGTTGTATTCCGCGAACGCGCCCCAGTTGGAAGAGATCACGGGCGTGCCAGAGATCATGCTCTCGATCTGCACGCCGCAGAATGGCTCCATGAAAGTCGAAGCGCAGATGGTTGCCTTCGCATATTTAAGAAGCTCGCAACGTTTCTTCGGGCTCGCGAGGCCAACATACTTCACATACTCGGTGTCGGGCATCCACGGGTCCTGCGCTCCCGCAACCAATAGAAGCGTCTTCGTGCGCTCGGCGAGATCAGTCGCGATGTGAATTCCCTTCCCCATGTTGACGCGCCCGAGGAAGAGCATATAGTCGTGCTTGAGAGAACTGAATTCGAATTCCTTGAGATTGAAAGAATTTGGTATCACCGCGTGATACCAAAAATCGTTGGAGGCAAACTCGACCGCCTTGGGTCCGGCGTGAGCCGCCATGACACTGTGGCTCTCGAAGATGCGATATGGAGCCCACGATCCGGATGGGTAACCGATGCCGCTCTCTACCGGGATTAAATCCGGATGCGCTATTGAGATCGGCCGGTGCGCTTCACCGAACGGACACAGCAAGAAATCTCCGGGCTGCTTACGCTCGCCGATCTCTCGGATCGCGTTCTTATAGAACTCTCGATACGCGATGTCGCCGTAGTTGAACTTCGGCCAACCTTGCGTTCGCCAGTCGTGGCCCGGGTACGAAAGCTCTAACGCGCTGGTATCGACGACAGTCACATGACTGGTCGCTTCTACCTTAGACAATGCATGACCGTAATGGATGACCTCATGGCCCTCCAGCATCAGCATCGTGCAGAGTTTAACAACCTTCTGGGTGAACGCGCAGGATGAATATTCGGGGTCAGTTATCGTGTGAGGCACGGCCAGCACATGGAAGCGCATAGGGACATTTTCTCCGGGGACGGACAGCCCTAGCACTAACCCGCGAGAGCGTCAATAACAAAAAGCCAGTCGAATGTGTTGGTCGTTAGGTTGGCAACAGTCCCCACCGAAAGGGCCGAAGTATTCACGGTGTACTCGGAGAACATCTTATCTGTGACGACACCGGCCATAGACGAGCTTTGAATTTCGGTGGCAGTAACGCCATTGATCGTTCCGACCGCCCACGCGACGCTGCCCTCGGATATGGCATACGCGAATGTAAATGTATTCGCGTCCAAGGTGGAGAAGGTATCGGTTGCCTGCGCGGTCACGCTGGCGTTGTTTAGTCCGGCGGACCCCGTAAGCCCGGTGGACAGGTCCCATGGTGCTTGTGCGTTCTCCACGCCAGCGACAGCGATAGCATGGACGGCACTTCCATTGTTGCTGTTAACAAATTCAACGGTTATGGCGTATGCCTGCGCAACTGGAGCCGCTGCCCACCAAATTTCACACCCGAGAAATCCCACGCCGCTCGCGTTGACGCTAAAGGTTCGGGCAAATCTTTTATGCCACGTCAAGCCATGTGTATCGGTGATGGGCGGGCTAACTGCCGGACCAGAGCCGGTTCTAAGATCGGCCCCGATCAGCAAAACGATAATCGTGTTAGCGACTGTTGGGGTGATAGTCACGGAGACAATGTTGCTCGCGATAGAAGTCCCGGCAGCGGAAGTGTTCAACGCCATAGGCAGCGCACTATACCGACCCGGTTGGCCCTCCGCAATCATCGAGCTTTGAGCAGTTGTCATCTTACGTCAGTCCAACACCCGAGATGATCCATTCGGTCGATGTAACTTTAAGCGCTGTCGCGATCCCATTAGAGGCCAGCGACCGGCTTCCTGTGGTGGACGCGGTGCCAGCGAAGTACATCGTGTCGGCAGTAATCGCGATTGTCAAGACGGCTGCGGTCGAGCTGTGTTGGTTGACAAACGTGATCGTCGTTCCGACCGGATACGCGACATTCGCGTTGCTATCGATTGTGAACGTTCGCGCGGTGTTATCGGCGGTAGGGTGCAGGACTATATTGTTGGCGTCAGCGAGGACAGTCGTATACGCCGTGCTCTGCGAATTCTCAGACATAGACGATGGGCCGGTCGCGCCAGTCGCGCCGACGCCACCCGCCGCGAGCAGAGACGCGGTGAGGTAGACAAATTCGTTAGAGGCCGCGCTCGCTTTACCCGCTACTACCGCACCGGTAGTCTGGACCCAGACCTCGATATAGTCTGTCGAACCGTTCAACGAGACGGTGATCGTGCCGCTCATTTGACACGGCTCGGCAGTCGTAAGGTTCGTCCACTGATCGAGACACGCGAAAGCAGCGCCGTTCTTATAGATGAACAAGTCGAGAGTTACAGGCAGCGTCCCTGTCGGCGCGGCGAAGAACATGCCTGCCGAAATCACGTAGTTGCCCGAGGTCGTAGGCTGGTAGCGATAGTTCGTGATGCCGTCATACACGCCGTAAACGTCGCTGACCTTGGTGGCCATGATCGCTTTGACAGTGGTGGCCCCGGCGAGCGTTTGCGTTGTCGTCGAACCGACGTTGACAAACATGTTGTTCGACTGCGCGTAGGTCGGACCCGTCGCGCCGGTCGCACCGGTCGCGCCGATAGCGGACGCTGGCATCAGCGCCGCTGTAAAGCTCATGACGGTCGCGTTAGCAGCGACGCCGTAAGTGAAAGCGTCCACCGAAGATAGAGCCCGGATGTCGATATAGTCCGTCGTCCCATTCATCGGGACGATGCACGAACCATTGAGCATTTCGGTGGTAGCCGCTGCAAGATACCGCCCATCAAGCTGAGCGAACTCGGCCCCATTCAGATAGACGTAGAGCTTGAGAATGGTCGCGGTCGCAGAGGCAGTCGTGACATCGATTGAAACGTTGACCAGATAGTCACCGCCGACTTGTGGGTTGTATTGATTGGTCGATACAGAGAACGCGCTGGCCGCATCACTTATCTTAGTTGGGAACGCGATAACGGTGGGCGTAGTGGACGCCGCGATGCTCCCCGAAACCGTGGTCGATCCGACTTGGATATAGCTGTTGGCTTGAACAGTCGGCACGCCATTGACGCCGGTCGCGCCGGTCGCACCTGTCGGTCCGATTGCAGACGCTGGCATCAACGCCGCTGTCAACACTGTATCGAGCGCGCTGGCCGCACCGATGTTCAACGCCGCCGAACCATTTTGCGTGACCCAAATCTCGATGTAGTCTGTGCTCCCGTTCATCGAAACGATTTGGCTGCCAGTGAGACCGACAGCACCAACAGTCGTCAAGATGACGTAGTCCATAAGATTTAGCAGCGTACCGTTTTTGTAGATATACATGGCCGCCGCCACGTTGCCTGCCGGGAGAGCAAACCGAAGGGCTGCGGTGATCAAGTAATCTCCAGCGACTTGCGGAGTGTAACGGTTGTTCGTGACGTTATCCCACGCGCTATACGCGTCGCTGACCTCATACCCCATCACAACTTTGGTGAGCGTGTTAGTCCCCGGAATGGACTGCGTACCCGTTGCGCCTACGTAAATGAAACTGTTGGACTGAGCAGTCGGCACGCCACTGACGCCGGTCGCGCCGGTCGCACCAGTCGCGCCGATCTCGCCCACGCTTGGCATCAACGAAGCCGTCATCCATGTGCGACCGGGGCTCGTATCGCCCGTCTGACCAATAGCCTGAGCCGCGAACGTGCTCTGTACCCAAATCTCGATGTAGTCGGTCGAGCCGTTCATCGGGATGATCATATTATACCCGCCGTCCACCCCGCTGCCGGGAGCACTGGGTACAACGATTTGGTTTGCCAAATTATATTGAACACCGTTCTTGTAAATCCAAACGGTGTACGTTACCGCCCCCGTTGGGCCGCTGGCGAAGAACACGTTTCCATTTATAAGGTAGTTGCCTGCGACTTGCGGACTGTAGCGATAGTTAGTGACCGCATCCCATGCGCTTTGTGCGTCGCTGATCTCAGTCGTCATCGCCACTTTGTAAAGGGCGCTCGCCGTCGTCAATGTTTGAACGCCGGTCGCGCCGACGTAGATGAAGCTCTGGAGCGCGCCCGTACCGGTGCCGCCCGTGCCGCCGGTCGCGCCCGTTGCTCCGGTTGGTCCTGTTGCTCCAGCGGCTCCAGTGCCGCCTGTGCCGCCCGTTGCGCCCGTCGCGCCTGTTACACCAGCGCCAGTTGCTCCCGTGAGGCCCGTCGCACCGGTTGCGCCAGTGAGGCCCGTCGCGCCAGTGACGCCCGTTGCGCCAGTCACACCCGTTGCACCAGCCGAGCCCGCGCTACCAGCCGCGCCCGTGCCGCCTGTGCCGCCCGTCGCCCCCGTTGCGCCGGTTGCGCCCGTTGCGCCTACTGCGCCATCCGAGCCCGCCGAGCCTTTGGCCGCAAGCTCGGTCCAGTCCGCCGGGTTCGATGCTGGCGTAAGGTTCGTGTTGTCCACGATGCAAAGGTACGTGCTGCCGTTGTACGTGACAACGTCAAGCGTCGCGGCATGATACGCAGTGCTCGCAGACCAAGCACCAAGGAAATTGATCGTGACGCCGCTCGCGCCGGTCGCGCCCGTTGCGCCCACGCCGCCAGCAGAGCCCGCACTTCCTGTGCCGCCGGTCCCACCGGTCGGTCCTGTGGCCCCGGTTGCTCCCGTTGCGCCGGTCGGCCCGGTCGCGCCGGTCACCCCGGCTCCGGTCGCCCCGGTCAAGCCGGTTGCCCCGGTCGCTCCAGTGACGCCCGTTGCCCCGGTCGCACCTGTATCGCCCACAATCGCCGCGCCTGTGCCGCCCGTGCCGCCCGTGCCGCCGCTGGACCCGGTTGCGCCAGTCGCACCCATGACCCCGTCAACGCCGCTGGCCCCGGTTGCGCCCACTGGACCTGTCGCACCTGTCGCGCCAACGCCGCCAGCTCCGGCCAGCTCCGACCAGTCGGCCGGGTTCGATGGCGGAAGATCGGTCGCGCCGTTCGCCCGGCAAACGTATGAGCTATTGTTCGGAGCGTAGAAGACAGCGTCGTCAACCTCGTATGCGGGGGACGGTGTATCGGTGAAAGCACCACGCCAGTTGAGGCCTTGTGCCCCTGCGGTCCCGCTCGCGCCGCTTGCCCCGGTCGCGCCGGTCGCGCCAGTCGCGCCGGTCGCGCCTACGGGTCCGCTCGCTCCGCCGGGTGATCCGTCAGTGCCTGCTGCTCCCGTGCCGCCGGTCCCGCCTGTGCCGCCACTCGCGCCGGTCGCGCCGGTCGCTCCGATATCGCCTTGTGGTCCTGTGGCTCCGGTTGCGCCCGGCGGTCCGCCGGATGGTCCAGTTGCGCCCGTTGCGCCAACAGCGCCCGGTGCTCCGCTCGCGCCATCGCCTCCGCCTCCGCCGCCGCGCTGAATTATGACTGATACATCAGGCCGCTCGTCAATGAGAGTTTTCTTCGCACCGCCGACTGTGGTGCCCGCCATGCGCGCGAACACGTTAGCCATTGTCTCGCCGTGCTGCGAGATGAATTTGCCTTGGTTCGTTACATTCCAGTTTGCCGCTTCCCACGGATTGTCAGCTTCGAAGTCGCCGCCAGCACGCAGAAAAAGAGCGCCGCGCTTTTGAAACAAAGCCTCGGCACCCTTGGGAATTTCTTCGCGGGTCGAATACGCGTGCTTGAGCAACATGGCTGATTATCCCGGTAGGAGAAAATGCGCGCCGCTCGTGAGCGACGCGCTATCGTGTAGAGGGGGATTAGGCAGCCTTGGCCTTGGTGTCGCCGATCTTCGCGCCGACGAGCGCAGCGACTTCCGCCGCCTTGTCCATGCCGAGCTTCTTGATCAGCTCGCCCTGCTTGGTCATGTTCCAACCTTCCTTGGACCACGGGTTGTTCGCTCCGGCGTAAGTGCCGCCGCGCGATCCCGAAGAACCGGAAGAGCCGCCGCCCACGGACGCGGGCCACCAATGCGGTGACTTGTCGATCTCGTCCTTGAGCCATTCCTGCGGGGTCAGCCCGGGCGTGACGCCCATGCCGTCCTTGGTGATGACGCGACCGTCGTCGGTCAATTCGAACAAGCGTGAGCCGCGCATGACAACGTCAGACACGGCAGGAGCCAGAACCTTCGCCTGTACGGCGGCGTCGCGGATGGTCCGCTCGACCTGACCGGTGGTGATGGTGCGTTGAAGCTCCGCCGTCTCGGTCTCCTTGGCAGCGACCTTTGCCTTCTCGGCATCGAGCTGCTTCTGGAGCGAGGCCTTGTCGCGTTCGACGGGGGCGACGAACTGCTTGACGCGAGCCTGAATGATCGGCTCCAGCTTGGCTTCGTCGAACGTGCCGTCTTTCTTCACGGCTTCCAACTGGGCCTTGGTTTCTTCCAGAGTGGTCACCAGCGTGTGGTGCTCTTCCGGATCGATACCGTCGAAGGTCGTGAGCTTGTCTTTCACGATCTTGTGGTCGTTGCGTTCCTTGCGGAGCGCCTCGGTCACCTTGTCAACGTCCGCTTGGGTCTTCACGCCCTGCACGCCAGTCAACAGCCACTTGCCGTCTTTCTCCGTGTAGAGACTTTCAAACCCTTCCGGGATGTCTTCCTTGGCGTCGTAAAATGTTTTCAACATAGAGGTCGCCTTTCGTTTTCACACGCTAGACATCTAGCTTGCGCCCGGCCATCCGGGTTTTTCTCTTATGCAACAATCCATGCCCGAGGCGATAGATATGCTGTCGTGTCGTCTCTGTAACGCCGTTGACGCCATTGACACGACGAGTGCCGACGACGCGATGGGCGATATCAGTGTTGCTCTCACCCGAGGTAAGCCCAACACTAATTGCTGTTGCGATGCGTTGCGCATCCATGCTGGCAATTGATCGCGCCCATGTCGCGAGTTCATGCCCGTGAATTTTCAACTTCCTCGGCGCGCGGCGGTGGCGATCCCACGCCGTGGCCTCGTGCTCGTGGTGTCCCTCGTCCTCGGACGGCAACGGGAGCGTCGTGCTCATGTGCGTCCGTCCTCATGCGTCCAGTCTGGCATCAGTCCAATCTTTTGCGGAGCGAATACCGTGTGCTCCGCGTCAGCCGTTCGGTTGGTCGCGCCATGTGGGCCGTAGTTGACCCAAGAGTTCTGGCCGCGTGTCTCATTCGTCATAGCCGGTCGAGCGAGGTCCGAATACATCGCGGCGTGTGAGCGCCAAGCGTTTTCTTCTCCCTCAGCCCTGAAACCATTTCCTTCCTTCATGTGGCCCATCATGTCGTGGACAATCCGGAACACATCGTTCGCTACCACTGCGCGCCCGTCGATCACTTCGCCGGTCGGCTTGAGCAGCGGGTTGTCTTTGCTCGTGTCACTGCCTCCGCCCGTGCCGTAACCGAGATCGGTGGGAAACCCCCACCAGTGATTATTCTGGCTCACGTCCATCGCCGCGAGACGCGGGCTGAGAGCGTAGGGGTCTTTTTGCCCCGGCTTAACCCACTCGACTTTCAAGCCGGTCGCCTTGATCGCATCCCATTGCGCGAGGGTCTCCTTCACCATCGCGTCGTAGCTGGCCTTGACCTTCGGGTCGGTCGGATCGTTCTTCTCTTGCTCGTAAGCGTCAGCGATCTTTGCCGCGCGATCCTTGTCCAGCTTAGCGTATGTCGTCGGCGGGCTATATGGAAGCCCCGCGTTCGTCATGTAATTCTGCGCCGCGTCTTTCAGGCGGCCGATTGGACCGGGCACATAGAACTGCCCGGCCAGCTCGATAGGTTTCTGCGGCAGGCCCGTCAGCGGTGCGTGACCGTTGGCGACTATCACTGCTTGCGCTGCCGCAGCCTCCGGGCTCTCGCTACCAGCGTGAGCAGCCGGGTTTATAGGTCGTTCGGTCGGCAGCGCACTTGCACTAGGTTGCTGTTGCGCGGTCGCACTAGTTTGCTGCTTGCCCTTCAAGGCTACATCGGACGTTCCGAATTCGCCGTGGTTGTTTCGGGCTTCTGAGTTATCAAAGGTCACTGGGCAATCTATCCCTGAGATGGCGGAACGCCCGCTTGATGTATTGGGTCCTGAGAGCAACGATCTTGTCGGTCAGCGTCTTCGCGGCGAGCATCGCCTCGGACGCCTTCATTCGGTTGATGCCCGCGACATCCATGAGATCGCTCTCGATCATGTCGCGGATTTGAGGCTCGCTCTCGTCGAGATGGTTGATCGCCTCGAAGAAAGTCCGGATGATGTGTTGCGTGCTGCGCGGGTCCACGACGACGGTGTCGTGGATCGCTTTAGTCAGCTCGGCGACCGCGTCCTTGAGCGGGCCGTCTTTCGACTTGTCGATCAGCTCCGGAAACATCGCCGCGACCTTGTCCGCCGCATCGTCATCAGCAGTCGGGTGATCCGCCGGATCATCCGGGTCAGTAATCCATGGCATGAAGTTGTCGTCGTCGGTCACAGTTTCACACCTTTCTCCGTCGCCAACTTTCCAAGCTCGGTCGCGTAGTCCGTATTGATGCGTTCGGTGTTGCGGCTACCCAGTTTCGAGTAGAGCCGTTTCTCCGGATACCACCATGTCGCCTGCATATCGGCGATTGTCATCGGGTGGCCTGCATCCCTCAATTTCGCTTGCGCCTGATCGAACACATCGCGGATGTGCTGACGCTGGCCTCCGCCCGAAGGCTGATCCTTGATGCCGTCAAGCGCTTCTTCGTATCTCTCCGCCGCGTAGACTAGCTCCGACTTCGTCTGTTTGCCGCTGTCGAAGTCTTCCCGATTATCATAGAAGTTCTTGGTGTGGGCGAGCCGGATTTGCTTGGCTCGTTCAACCATTTCTTCTTGGTTCGCGGGGACTTTCTCTCCCGCTCCCTTGAGCGCAGCTTCGAAACGTTCTTGCGGCTTTGTGACATCAACGCCCCCGGTCAGTGTCCCTGTCAGTCGGCCCCACCCGCGCATCAACCACATATCTGCGGTGAGCGGCTTGAAGTTGCCATTGAGGTTTTGATAGAACCCCTGTCCGATCTTAGCCCCCAAAATCGCAGAGCCGTAAACTTTGGTGCCGGTGTTCTCGCCGGTCACGGTGTATCCCATCTTCTTCAACTCGCCGACCGTGAATTCCTTGTCGAGAAATTTCTGAGTGCCTGCAACCCCCATGGTCGAGATCAGCTTGTTGAGCTTGTCGAAATTGTTGTTCATCATCTTCTGCGCATCGGCCTTCACGTCGGTCGGAAATTTCCCGGTCTTCTCGTATACCTCATACGCTTTATCCGCGAGCCGCGTGTTGCTCGGAACGGTTTCGCCCTGACTGGTGATCGCCATCGCCGCCGTGAAGGCGAACTTCGCCGCCGGATTGTTAGCCATCTCTGGGTGCATCTTCTCCGCGATCCCCATCGCGTCTTTCATCTTGCTCGTATACCAGTTCTCCGCGTTCCTTCCGCTGCGCTTCAACTCGTCTTCGATTTCCGACGAGATCGCCGACGAGATGATGTTGTCTTCCTTTGGGTCCGAACCCTTCTTGCCTTTCGGCGGGTTGATCACGCCAGACTTGACGCCCAACGCTTTGAGCGCCGCCTGACCGCGCGCATTCAACTCTTTCGCAATCGTCGAGTTGTCACGCGACCCGGTCTTGTGCGCTTGCGGCGCGTTCAAGATCGAGTTGACCGTTAGGCCTTCGTAATGGCCAGCTCCCGTAGCTGACCACTTCCCGTGTTCGTCGCGGGCTTCATCCGGGTTGAAGGTCACTTGCCGCCCTTCGTCTTATTGGCCGACGCACCCTTGCCGCCCACCTTCTTCTTCAATGGGACCGGCGAGCCCCGGGTGTGGCCCTTGTTGCGAGCGGTCGGCTTGACCGGCACATTCGAATTAGGCGGGGCGGTCGAACCGGGGCCGCCCGCCGGTTGACCCGGGGGAGTTGCTCCGGGTGGAGTGCCAGCGGCAGGGTCGGATTTCGGCGTAAGCCCGTCATCCAAGAACGTATCATCGACGACTGGCGTGAGTTGGGGACCGACCATAAGTCCGAGCATACTCTGCGCTTCTTCTTCGATCTGATCGTTCTCTTCTTCAAAGTCCATCTCCGTCATGTCGTTCATCTGCATCATACGATGCATCGAACGAAGGGACAAGGGCAGTCCGAGCTGCTTGGCTTGCATGAAGGCGAGCAGCGCAGCGCCAGCGACCGTCTGGTCGGCGAAGTCGGTGGTGGGCTCGACCGAGACTTCGTCCGGGTCTTCGCCAATCCACTCCGCGCAGAAGCGCAGGATTTGTTCAAGGCCTTGGCCGCCGCACTGGGCGACCGAGCTGATCGTTGTGGTGCGCGCCGCGACGCGGATACGCAATGCTTCGCCGCTTTCACCGCGAGCCTGACCAACGTCAAGAAATGCGACGCCGAGCGCCTGAGCTTCATCCTGATCGGCCTTCAACGCTTGACGCATCTCGCCCAAGCCACTGGCTACAGGTCCGATGTATTTCGCGTCGCCGCCAATCCGAAGATCAATCATGCCCTTGTTGCCGACGCGAAGCTGCTCCGGCGCTGCCTCGTCAACGGCACCGCCGATGACGACGAGCGTGGACTGGCCCTGCATATACAGCGTCTGCCGGTAGTCGGCCTCCGCTCGATAGATCACGAGCGAGAGGTTCGACAAACCGAGCAAGGGGGACACTTCTGGCTCTGGTACGAGATCGTTGGCACCAATGAAGACGAACGGAATGTCATCGAGGGTCTTGCCAGCGATAGACGGGAAAATGAAGTCTTCGAGAATGGGCATCGAAGTATCGTTGACCTTGACGCACACGGCGAACGGCGATCCCTCCGGCGGACGTTCCCATCCGCTTTCAAGGCTCTCCGGACCGCCGCGCGTGAGGACCCGATACTTCTTCTCGGTCTTCCACGTGAAGCCTTCACGGCGGTAGCCGCTCTCGTCGATCACGACCAGCTCAAGCTGGTTGCGCCCTTCATTGAGGCGGCCCGCGTCCCAGTTGATCACGCGGATAGGATCGTAGAACGAAATGTACGGGAGCGCCTTGTCCGCGTCCACACCTTGCGGCGCATCAGCAAGCAGGCAACAACGTCCGTAAAGAAGTTGTGCGGTGTTGATCCGGCGGAGCAAAAGCTGGAGGCCCTCGCCTTGGATCGTCGCCGCGTCCATCATGCCAGCGAGCCGGGTCGGAAGCTTGATAACGGCGGGCTTGTTGTGCATGATGCCGACCATGGCCTTCACGGCGTCTTTGACAACGTCGTGGAAATAGGCGCGCATGAGATACGCGTCATAGTCGCGCCAGCCCGGAGAGCTTGGGGTGGTAATGCCGTCCTGCACCATGCCCTCGGTCGCGGGCAGATAGTCGAAGCGCTTCGACTTCACCGCACGTTCGCCCGCATACGTGTCCGCGAGCTGTAGCCACTCACTGAGACGTTCGATATATTCGGGGTGCTGATCCGGGAGGGCCATGGGTGTTCCTATCTGGGGGCGATGTGCTCTAGCACGTTATGGTTAACGGCGTCAAGCCCCAACCCTTCCTGTTCTCATTGCTGGTGCGCTATCGAACCGGAGCATGTAGCGCGTCTCGTCTCCGTTATGGTCCTCGCTCTCGTCGTCTACGTCGTCAATTTTAGTTTCATCTCTAGGTAGCACTGGCACGCACCGCAACCATTGTGGACAGTCCGTGGTGACGAACAGCCCGGCCGTTTCACGGAAGCCACCCTCCGGCCGCTTGGTGGCCTTGAGACGTTTTCGAATTTGCTCCCATCCCTGTTCACGCGAGCCGGGTCCCTTGTCGGCGCGCTCCCAGTAGATGCCCTTGAACTTCACGCCGTTGATCGTCAGCGGCCTTTCGAAGTCGTTCGCGATAGAAACATCAGAGCCGTTCGTGTTGTCGTCGAAGATCGAGCTATCAGCCGGTCCCCGGCTGACACGCGTCCATTGTCCTTGCGGATCGCGCAGGCCCCATTTGATCTCGCGCTGAATGATGCCCTTCGAGATGTCAGGGATCAGCATACGCAAACCTTCGTTCGGCTGATTACGCCAGCCATACCACTCATGAATGCGGAAGAGATCGCCTCGCACTGTCGAGCGAATGCGTCCCGGTGTGATGGAGCCGTCTGAGTTTCGTACCTCCGGAAACTTCAAGTCGGTCCCATCACTCCGCGCGTACCATCCGACCGAGAACGGCTTCGAAGAGCCGTGGTCGTAGGCACGATAAATTTTCCAACCCGGCGGTACCGTGAACGGTGGCACCACGATAGCGTCGCGGTATTCGTACCAGATGTCATCGAACATGCCGCCCGCGACGATGTCCCATGAGCCTTCCATCCACGCCGCAAGCTCGGATGCGTTTCGCGCAGCGGCCTTAATGCGCTGCTTGTATTGGGGGTCGGTGTGCAGCAGAAGCACGTTCTCGTCGAGATAGCCATGAATGGCGCGGCGCGGCGGTTCGGGATTGCCGTCTGCGTCCTTGCTATCTACAATGAGCGGACCAACTGTCGGTTTCCGTCCGTCGATTGTCTCACCGTTGATCGGGAGCTGCCATCGTGACTTGACCCAGTTATGCCCCACACCGTATGGGTTAGTTGTTGCGCGCACCTTGCGCGGCATACCTTTCATCGTCGAACGCGAGCACGAGAACATCACCTTGTAGCAGTCCGGTGTCGGCCACGTCGTCAACTCTTCCCAGCCAATCCATGGGTAGGCGTGGCCGTGATAGTCCGAGTATTGCGAAGGCACATTGAAATGCGCGAAGTACAGACGCTCGCCGTCCGGCCATTCCCACATCGTCTTCACTTCGTTGTAGACAGCCTCCGGCCAGATACGCTTGATCCACTTCTTCGACTTCTCGATCACGTCGCGCAACTGAGGATGCGATTGCCGGAAAAGAATTCCTTTCCACTCCGCTCCCCATCCCTTGCCGACTTCCTGACAGAAGTCCATGATCAGCGCGTCAGTCTTGCCCGGGCCGCGTGTCCCCTCGTAGAGAACTTCGACCGTGTTGTCGGCCAGAAAGAACGCCTGCGACCCCGGCTGCGGTGCCCACGCGACGCGCTTCAACCGCTGCGGATCGACAGGGTCGATCACGTAGGGCACGTACTCGTTGCCCTCTTGCTTAAACTTTCTTACGACGCCTGTGAAGCTCATGCTGCGTCTTCCTCGTCTTCCGGTGCGTCCTCGAATGTAACTTCGGGCGCGCCTTCGCGGCGATACTCGGCTTCGATCTCATTGAGCGCTTCTGATGTGACCGCGCGCATCGGGATGACGAGCACGCCACCCTTGACGTTGACATCGATCTGAGCCTTAGCACCGTAGATTTGCGGCTTGCGAGTTTTCAGGATGAACATCGCGAGGTCAGGGTCCATCTTCCAGACGCGCTCAGGCACGGGAGCACCGTACTCGTCGAGCAAATAGTTTGCAGGGTCAGTCAAAGGATCACGATCACCCTCGACAAACATAAGCTGCGCAGCCGCAACTTTATCCCAGTCCATTTGATACTGGACTTTTCCTTGATAGGTCAAAGGCTCCCAAAAACCGGTCGCACGGCGGTGCGTAGCTTCTTCAACTTTTCCGACGCCAACTTCCATTGCGCTCTCCCATGCAAGGTGAAAGCGGACGGTGTTGTCCGGATTGTCGGTTTCGTCGTTCTCGCCCATCTCGATATCGAAACCATCTCCCGGTCGGCCTTCGAGAGATTTCTGGAGCCAGTATTGAAGGGTGCGCATGTTGATGCCAACGCGGCGAGTTGCGTCGGCGGCTACCGGCATTTCTGCGATGTAGCTGAGCAAGCGGTTCAATCGTTCGGGTGTGTTTTTGCGAGGGACCTTGGCCTTGACCGAGTAGCTGGCGGAGCGCGCCAAAAGTTCTTGGGTCGGTCGTCCAGCGGGCTTGCTTCTGGGGATTGCATCCACCAGCGCGTCAATAGGCTCGATCTCGATTGCCTCGGGCTCTGGCCCGAGCAAGTCCAAAATGTCTTCGTCTGTCGTTCCGCTCATGCGGATATCCCCCTTCACATTGCGCTGACACATGTCAACGGGACGCCCCCATGGGCTATCTCTTCTTCACACGCGAACGCCCCCGACCATGCCGGAGGCGCGTGCTTGTGGTCTTTTACGCGCCGAGCTGCGAGCGGATCGTTGCCGCGCGGGCTTGGCTCAACTTGTCATCCGGGAAATTTTCCAGATGCTTTTGTATACCTTCGAGTTGACGCGTGAGACGCTTTTGGATACTCGAAGGGGCACAAGTGTTCGGTGTGATCTTCTTGCCGGTGTTCTTCACGTCACCGCCGGGCGCTGCGTCAGTCATTACAACTTCCCGTCGTCTTTGGTGTTCGGGGTCGGAGCTTTCGATCCGGCAACGAAGGCCATCCCAGCGAGATCGAGACTGCCGACGCCCCGGCCGCAGCCGTTGACGAAAGTGGCGTAGATGACGCGGTCCCCTTTCGGGTGCGGCCATATCCAGATTTCAGTGATGCCTTCGGTTCCGATGACTTTCGCCGGACCGCCATGGGCCGCGACATAGATGTTAGTCCGAGACACGAAATTGTCGACGCCTTGGGCACTCCTGATACCACCGAGTGGTGGAACGGGTATCGATGCCTTGACCTTTTCCACGGACTGGCAGATCGGGGCCGGAGCCGGGAGCTTGTCTGTGTCCGCACCGTCTGTGGCGGCGAGAGCAGTGGATGAAAGAAGCGCAACGAGGGACATCGAGGCGAGAAGTTTCAGCACGGTATTCTCCGGGTTATCGTTGAAAGTCAGTCCGACTTCCGGGACGCGTCACTGCGCGCCGCAGATTGTCGGTGTCGTTCATCTTGTCGGTGGCTTTGTTCGGCGAGTGCATGCCCTTCGACGGCGCGTACCCCTTATCGGAGATCGTGCGCGTCTGCCAGTCACCGCGACCCGCGCGGTAGCTGTCGTTCATGTCGGCCTTCTCGTCACCGATAATTCCGGCGAGGCCCGCGTCCACGGGCAGGAAGCCCGAAGTCGTGTGCTCGCCGGGAAGATCGCTTGAACTTCCTTGGAACCCGTTTTGTCCGTACCCAGAATTATTGGGCTTCGCCTTCGAAGCGAACTCGGGTTCTTTGGAGCCGACGATGTCAGTGGCCATGATAATAGTCCTTACGCGTTAGATCGTGACGCAGTGGATACCGGATTAGCCGGAGATCGGCTTGCCCAGACGACCAGCTTCGTCAAGCACGGCTGCACCGAGATCGTTGTCGACCCCGTTGCCGTTCGCGTCCTTCATGTCCCACGAGGACGCGAGGATACGACCCTGCTTGCGAAGGTTCTTGACCTTGGGCTCCGGATCGAGAGGGTTCTCGCTCGAAGCGTCGGGGCCGTAGTTGTAGCCCTTGGCTGTTTCCTTACCGGCGATTGTCGGGACCGCACCGCGAAGCTTGCTGGCGTCGGTCTGATCCTTCATGCCTTCCTTGGTCGGATAGGAGGTCTGGGTCCGCTTCGCCGCACCGCTGCGCGGGTTCACCGGGGAGCTGGTCTCCGGCGTGCTCATTGCGGGGTCGATGGTCTTGGCGACAACGCCGCTACCTTTTACAGCCATGATGGTGATCCTTTGTTGAGAGGCCCGAATTCTCCCGACACGGTATCAGCGATCCGCGTCCTAGACAACTGGCAACTTGCTCAGTCCATTCCTAGCGGTCCGCCCGGTCCAACAGCACCTGTCGTCGGCGGGCCTCCCGCTCCCGGAGCCGCTCCCGAGCCCGGGCTGCCCGGCAGGACATCCGGGTCCTGCTTAATGCTCGGAGGGGTACTTTTAGGATGGCCCGCAGCCATCGCCGAAGCAACGTCTTCGTCCGATGTGATGGGGCCGTTTGGGTCATCCGTTACACTCCGATTGGGTTGGTCCCATTTGACGTTGGAGTTGGTGGCTTTGTTCGACATGTTAGTCTCCTGTGCCGCCCGTGGCGATGAACTTCTTTCGCGCCACATCCCAGATGCCTTGCTGGTTTTGCGCGCGGCCTGCGCGGATCGCGGTGGTGCGGTCCGGAATATTCTGCGACACATCGAGATGGACCTTCTCGCCGTCGCTCCAGCTCCCGATGTGCATGTCGGGCGCATTGAGTTTGTCCGCGTTCGCACGCGAGAAAGCCGAGATGATCTTCGATCCGTGCGCGCCACCTAGCTCGGCGGCCGAAGGGAACGCGGTGCGCCCTTGCAGTGAGACCATGTAGCCGTTCGTCGGGCTCAGCCCAGTTTGCGGTTTGACGGAAGCTCCCATCGGATTTTTCGTTATGACGCGAAGGGCATTCGGGTGCACTTGCACGACGCCCGGGATTTTTCCAATCCCGGAGCCGTGCGCGTTACTGCCGTGTCCCTTCGCGTCTTTCATTGGTCAGGCCTTTACATCGCTGCGGGCGCGAGTGCGAACGCGCACGCGAGAACCGCGAAGTAGAGCGGGAAGCTTGCGAAGCCCGCACCGAGGACTAGAAAGATAATGCTGAGGATGATCGATACCCAGCATCCAACAAACTTAGCGATTGTCATGTTCATGACGACGTTTCCTTTCGAAGTTGGTCGATTTGCGCTACGGTCTCAATGACCGCATGCATCTCACCATCAACGCGCAGAACGGTTTTAGTTCCCGGATAAAACAGTCCGGGGTGCGCCGGTTCGATAACGCTGATCTTTTCCGGGTCGATTTCGAACTTCGTTCCATCTGGTGCTGTCAGCGTGATAAGCTTCATGCCCCATATCCTTTATCCCATTCCGCCGCGAGCGCGCCCGTATACGGGTTTTCACTCTTCGGTCGTCCGATAGCCTTCGCGTCAGCGCCCTTCTTGAGAGCGATCTCTTCTGGCGTCATAGTTGGCGTCGGCGAGAACCGTGTATGTGGAACGGCTATCGTGACGCCTACCGAGTGACGGGGCTTCGAAAATCTCTGCAAGAACTTAACCACTGGCCATCCCCTTCGGGAAGAACGGATAGACGAACGTGATGGACAGGCCCATCTGTCCGCGCATTTGTCGGTTGCGCGCGAGATCGGTCACACAACCATCGTATAGGATTTGACCGTTAGCGCCGACGATGGTTTGCAGCGTGGCGTCATTGAGGATCAGGTTCAACACAGCGGCGCGAGCTGTATTCAAATCTTCTCCTACGTTTTGGTTCTGCGGTTTCCGCACGTTCAACACGATGTAAATCTCGGGTGTCATCCGCATCAAGACCGGAGACGGTGGTCCTTGTCGGCCGGGACGCGGGGTCGTCGCGGGGTCACGTGTCTCGTCGGCATCGAGCAGCGTGATGCCCGGGACCTTCTCCGCAGGCAGCTCACCACGGTTGTGGACGAACAGCGCAGGCGTGATGGTGACCGGACCGTTCAAGTCGTCGCCCACCAGCGAGACGCTGAAAGTAGAAAACAACTCGACAAGCCGCTCGATGATCTGTGTACGCTGGTCAATCAAAGCTGGCATTGTTAAATCTCGTTGAGGGGTGTCGGCTGATTGCCTTCACTAATTGGTATCGTTGGGTAGCCAGCTCGCTTGGCTGCGAATTGGATGTTGTCACTGAGAACGGGCACTCCGCCATCGTATCCAGCCATGCTGTCATGGATAGGAACAGGTCTAGACTTCGCACCGCTTGCGAGTTGCGCAGCCGCCTCCGTGTTCTCAGTTGTCGTTGCGAAGCTTGCCATATCATTTTCGTTTCATACTCGGATGGATCGGACACTTCTTGGATTTCGGACCGTGGTTCAAAATCTCGGTCGCGATCTTGTCGCTCTCCATGGTCTTCTGTTGCTTGTACGGCGTGGACCGGCCGTTGGGCACGACTACGTCAGCGACTGTTGTGGATACGTTACCCACGGAATTTCACCCCACTGCCGATCTGGCCGTTGCGTGATCGCAAAGCCATGTCCCGACTGCCTTCGTCGTATTCGGACTTGCTGTCGGCGCTGCGCGGGCGGCCGAACGCGTCATAGTCACGCGAGCCGACACGCGGATCATTCGGACCTACGCCCGTCATTGCATCGTGTGTTGGCACCATGGTGGACTTGAGCCCGGACATCAGCG